GTGAAGGTGGGATTGGCGACAGTTTGCAACTCCAAATTACCTGCCTCCGTCGCCACCACATTGGTCAGCGTACCAGCNTGAAAGTCGGCTTGGGTGGTNTCGGAGTAAGCAAAATCCTGTCCATCCCTCACAAGCTCAAGATTNCCTGCGCTTGTTGCAACTACATCAACCAAAGTGCCTGTCTGAAAATCAGCCTGTGAAGTCTCTACCGATTGAAATTGCAATTTCACATCCTCGATAAAGAGCTTGCCATCATTAGCTATTCCTGCCCTTAATCCTTGGATATTATCGGACTTCGGTAAATCCACCAACACNNNACCATTACCCGATTCCGCAAGGTTTTTAGCTCTAAAACTGATCGTGCCTTGGCTTGCCGATAGCCCCGCCGCGGGAACTTTAAGATGTTTTCCTGTAGCAATATTAAGGGCTTGTCCGAATAATCCTGTGTTATAATCAGCATTAGATTCTGCCGCCACGCCCTTATGACTATTCAAGCTCCCGTCAAAGTGCCACAATCCTACGCAGTCTGCGTCTACCCCCATGCCAACGGTTGATCCTGCTACTATCTGGGTTGGGTCGTAGCCGGGGGCGAAGGTGGTTTCGGGGCCGATCTGCACCAGCCCAGCGTCAATCATTCCTGCCGTGATAAGGTCAGCAGTAAAACCAGAACCATCTCCAAAGGTGCGCCAGTTCCAGCCGCCCTGTCCGTCTTTCTGATTCGCGATCGCGAAGATGCCCCCGCCAAGTTTCATGGCCTTAGTTGCTTCTTCATAGGTCGGGGCATCTAATATTAAAATACCGTCTTCTCCTGTCTGGAAGACATAAGACTGAGTGTTTTCAATAGCGTTCTGCAGAACGTTGATTTTGCCATCGAGCCACTTGGTGTTAAAGGGACGGTTGGCCATTTCGTTTAATCTCTTAGCAGTGTTTATGGTGGCCTCCACTATGGTCGGGGCGAAGCTGCCCAACACCACCTTGGTGTTGGCTGGGTCAAGGAGATCTCTTTCAATCTCAACTACCCGGGCCGATACAACCAGCTCAGGCTTAAACTCGCGGTCTATGACTCGTACCAGGTCGCCCAGGCGTACCTTTTCATGCTCGTAGCCGGTAAGCTCTTCTAAACTGACTACATCAAGGCGGTATGTCACCCGGGGAACCTTACGCCGATCAAGTTCAGCTTTGGTCTTTTCGAGAAGTTTCACTGGATCGGTTTCTTCTTCGTCAATAAATACATCAAAGCGGTGACGACCTCCGGGCCTGCCCCACCGGGCCAGAGCATCATTGTCTCCGATCCACTCCTGGCCCAGAGGCTTTCCTGGAGCCTCGACATCCGCAAATGTCAGTCTGCGGCCGTAAGCGCCGGACTCTGTTTCCACTCCTTTCCCTCTGCCATAGAGAGCAGTCACGACCCCGGAGGAATCAACTTCGCGCTCAATATTCAAAATGTCCTTGGAGTAGGCAAATTGCTTGCCAGTATCAGTGCCACGCTGGGCCAATAAATCTACGTACCGGGTGATTGCCCCTCCCTGGATTACGCATCTCCAATTAAGTTCGCCATGCCAGGCATTGGCTACCTTCTGCACAGCTGAGAGGGCAGACTCATAGTAAGCAGATGTTGAGGATGCGCCCAGGTCGTCAACGATACCCACCTGCCAGCGGGTACCATCAAGCATCCCGGCGAGAGCCGCAGTAGCGTCAGCAGAGGGACGGCGGTCGGTGACAATATCGTCCAAGAGCTCATAAAAGATATGTTCGCAGTATGCTGTCCGGGTTAAACCGTCCCCGTGAACGTCCACAATCCGCTTAACCTCGAAAACCTGCCAGTAGCTGTCCAAGTCACGAAAGGCCACCAGGTTGCCCTCAACCACATACTCGCTATGCTCACTATTTGCGGAAATAGTAAACTGGAAAGTGTTCTCACCGTTTAGCACTTCCCTATGGACCGCATCAAAAAAACCGCCCTTCGGCAGCGTTGTTATCAATGTTTCCGTATTGTCAAAGATGTATAGCATTACAACCACCTCGGGGTGTGTTTAATCGTCGCAGTACATTTCCCAGTTGGGGTGATGTTTAAAGTGCTTTCCCCCACCGGCAGATCAAAGAACCGGCTGTTCTGCCAGTCGAGTTTGTCCATTGCGCGAGATCCGTTTAACAGGATTGCACCGGTACCGGTATCAATCTTAAGAGTATCGTTAACCTCAAAGTCATGNACNACCCTGACATATTTGGTTCCCAGCGTCACTTTGAACTCGCTGGCCGCGCCCGTGAAGGTCGCCTCTATAATCGCCGGGGTGGGGAAAGTACCAGCATTGGCTACTGTGGCTGAATCGTTAGCGAAGTTGGTCGTGGCCTGGGTGCCGTAGGCCAGCGGTTCACATACAAAGGTTAGGCTGAATTGCCCCATCCTCCCGATGTGGTCGAAGTCTACTGCTGATGTCAGCTTACCTTTATAACTCTTGCCGGGTTCATCGTCAAAACTTAGGTTGGCCCGGTCGGTTACGTTCAACCATGCGGCTATGTCCCTTGCTTTTGCCCTGATGTCAGCCAGGCTTGAACCAACAAAGGCGCAATCTAGTTCAATGCGTCTGTCTGCCAGTTCCCTAGGAAACAATATGCTCCCGTTCCTGCCCGGTACCTGCACATAACGGTCGTTGGGTTCGGGGAGGAGTTGACGGTTTTTTGATCGCATTATAACGCCAAACTCACTGCAATGCCGGCCGTTAAAGCTAAATCCGTATGCTATCTCAATCCCCTCCCCCGCGCTGCCTGTTGTTGAAGAGTGTGTAGTTCCCGTGCTATAAGTTTTATATCCTGATCACTTCTAACGTTCATGTTTTGAATTACAAAGGTATTAGTGATCGCGCCCATGCCGGCTGGCGAAGCTCCGGCAAGCCCTACATTAATTTGAGGACTGATCAAACCTGCCAAAGCGCTATCAACCGCGTTTTTTGCGTCTGCTATGCCCTTAGCTAATCCCAGGCTGACATTCTCTCCTATATCCATAAAGATGCGGGACGGAGAACGGATTCCCAATACACCTTTAACACCGCTGACAATACCACCAACAAAATCAGAAACCTTATCCCTTATCCATCTGGCCATTGAACTGATACCGTTCCAGAGCCCTCTTACAATGTCTTTGCCGATATTCGTCACCTTTTCAATGGCGCTGGAAAATATGCTTGTTACAGCATTGACAATTGCGGTCCATGCTTCCCTTGCTTTTGCTTTTATAGCGTCCCAATTTTCCGCCAGTTTCCTGCCGAGTAAAACAGCCCAGCCGACCGGGCCAACAGCAAGAAGCAGAATAGTTTCTCCCCACTCTGCGAAAAAGTTTTTAATGGCATCCCAAACTGTAACCGCCGTGTCTTTTATGGCCGTCCAGATATTCGACAGCCATTCTTTGATCTTGTCCCAGTTTTTATAAACCAGGACGCCCGCGGCTACTAGCCCGGCAATGGCCGCAATAGCTATGCCGATGGGGCCTGTCAGGGCGGTTAATGCCGCTCCCAACACCGGCAGAATACCAATAATCGCGCTGAGACCAGAGGCCATGGCGCCCAAGACAACTAGCAGGGGTCCGATCGCTGCAGCTAGGCCGGCAATAATTATAATGGTTTGCTGCACACCGGGAGATAAATTAGCAAACCAAGCGACTAACTTCTGGACTACCTCTACAATCTTTTCTAACGCCGGTTGCAGGTGGTCGTATAACTGGAGCGCTACACCCTCCAAGGCACTTTTTAGCTCAGTCAACCTACCTTTCAGATTGTCCTGCATCTCGTCGGCCATTTTCTGAGCAGCGCCTGCGCTGTTGTCGATTGCAGAGGCCAGTTTATTATAATCCGCTTCGCTGGCATTGATGATTGCCAACATGCCAGACATAGCTTCTTGTCCAAAAATCGTTGCGGCATATTGCGCTTGCTGCTCCGCAGTCAGATTCGCAAACGTGGAGCGCAACTGGTCCATGACATCCCGAAACGGAAGCATATTACCCTCTGCATCAGTGAGTTTTAAGCCTAATTCATCAATCACTGTTGCCGCATCTTTGGAGGGCTTCATCATCCGGGTGATAGCCCCACGGAGGGCAGTACCGGCTTGACTAGCTTTGATACCAGCGTTAGCCATTAAGCCAAGGGCCAATGCTGCATCGTCAGCCGAATATCCCAGAGCACCGAAAATTGGAGCAACATATTTGAAGCTCTCGCCTAACATCCCAACATTAGTGTTGGCGTTGGAACTGGCCGCCGCAAGTATATCAGCGAATTNCCCGGCNTNGCTGGCCTNCATNCCNAAGGCNGTCATGGCATCAGTTACGATATCGGAAACGGTCCCTAGGCTTTCACCTGAAGCGGCTGCAAGGTTTAGTACCCCTGGCAAGCCGGCTAACATTTGCTGTGTATCCCAGCCTGCCATGGCCATATATTTCAAGCCTTCGGCGGCTTCACTGGCGCTAAACTTTGTGGTGGCCCCCATCTCTTTGGCCAGTGCTTCCAACTTGGCCAAGTCCTCACCGGTAGCGCCGGAAATGGCGCCAACCTCGCTCATGGCGGCCTCGAAGTCCATGCCCAACTTTGTTGCCGCGGCCCCTATGGCAAGAACTGGGGCAGTAACCTTCATGGTCAGGTTCTTGCCCACATCGGTCATTTTTTGACCGGCGTCTTTGAGTTTTTGCCCGACTTGCTCGGCTGTCAGTCCAGTTTCGCGCAGTTGCTTTTCAAACTTCTTTAAATCTTGCTCGGTTTTAATTATTTCACGTTGTAGCGCCCGGTATTGCTCTTCGTTCACTTCCCCTCGCTTGAACTGCTCCTGGACTTGCTTTTCGGCTGCCCGCAGGGTGTCCAGTTTGTCTTTTGTGTTTGAAACGGCATCGGCAAGGAGTTTCTGTTTCTGAGCCAAAAGCTCAGTGTTCTTGGGGTCAAGTTTTAGGAGGCGTTCAATTTGTTTTAGCTCAGATTGGACATCACGGGTCTTTTTATTTACGTCCTCTAGAGCTTTATTAAGCTTTTGCGTATCTCCGCCGATTTCGATTGTGATCCCCTTGATCTTCCCCGCCATGATTTCACCTCCTAGAACCGGTCAAAATCCGCCTGGGTTGCCGTCNTCACGGTATCTTCTTTTTCGTTATCATCTAAGTGCTCATTGTTGTAAGTTGTGATAAAGCCAATAATCATACCAAGCGTTAAATCCTCAAANTCNNNNAAAGTCAAACCCCTCTCGAGTGCCCGGAGCATTACCAGCTCCGTTGTTAACTCGAGAGGGGGTTCATCTCCTTCATCTGCATCTATTTTTTTTTACTTTCAACCTTAGTTGTAATGCTACTGAATATCATATCTGATATTTCAGGAATGATATCCATGATAGGAAACTCAGAAAACCCATCTAACCACTCCATCGGTGGAGGAATAGTTGGGTCTGCTGTTTTTGCCAATGTCCAAGCTAGGTTGAAAAATATTTCCAAATCTAGGGCATCTACATTGGCAATTTCATTGCCTTTAAAAGCACCCTCTAATTTGAAAATGTCCTGAATGGCATCCCTGCCAAACTGCGCCTTATATCTAAGTAAAAAGGCGCCGGTGCTTTTAAACCGCACCTGGCGCCCATCAATAATTAAGATTTTCTCCATGCAATCACGCTCCTGTAGGTTCTACATAGGTGTATACCTGACTATACCAAGTATCATATTGAGCTTGCCCTGGTTCAACTTTTGCTTTTACCATTCCGGTATCAGGAGCAGGACTCGCCACAACACCCATCGTTTCAGTCTGAGGATCAGAAGTATTCGTCTTTGTTGAACTCTGCAAATTAGGTCTGCTCGGGCTTACATTATACAAAACATGCCTTACTGCATTTTTGTCGCCGCTAAATTCAAAAAGCAATGCAAAGTTTTTGGGTATTGCATTAGCATCTTCAAAAAGCACCCCGTTTGCATCTTCTTTGTGCCCAAGCACATCTTTTTTGAATTCATCCGGGAATAAAGCTACTTCCAGGTCGCCTTCATACCCATCATTTGTAGCGGATGTATAATACAGCATATCATCTGCATAAAAATCCGTTCTTTCGCCACGAGGGTTTAAGGTCAAGCTGACCGCCCCTGGGATCGGCTTAGGCGTATCGTATGTTATTACACCATCTGTTTCCGTGATAACTGCATAATGCACATTTTTAAGCCCAAATTTGACTTTATTGGCCATTGGCTATCTCCTCCTTAAATTTCATAGAGGACTTGATACAAGTCCTCCGATTCAATGTAAGTTTCGGTTTTCTCCCAATAGATGTCATGAGTATCAAACAGATCCTCAAGTATCTTTTCAGTAGCTGGGTCTTTCTTGGTGGTATAAAGCTCCACTTGATAGTGCGGCACTTTCCGATAAACTTTGTTGTCGGCACCAAAATTACTGGAGAAGGCGAATAGATAAACTATATAAGGCGGTGTCGGCGGCTGGACAAAATGATGATAGGCAACTGGCAAGCCGGTCGACTTCAAAAGGTTGGACAGCGTTGTTTCATCCACGTTCGATCGCCTCCTCCACCTCACGCACAAACTCCTGAATCACCATCTCTTCGGCCGGCCGGATATGCGGTTTGCCTTCAACGCGGCCACCCCCAACCTTGGCATGGCCGTGTTCCAGTAAATGCGTCAACCTATAATGAGGAGCTTTAGCATGAATAATTCGTTTATGCGGCTGCCCGATTTCCTTTTCGGTAGACATAGTCCAGCTTTTTGCATATTTGCCCGTTTTCTTCGGCGATGTCTGCCTGAGCTGCTTAACCGCCGCTTTGCCGACTTTTTCACTCGATATATTGACCTTCTCTACTACTTCTTGGGAGTATTTAGATAGCTCTTTGGCGATCTCGGCAGCCAGCTGGTCAATCTTGATTTTAGTCATTACCACCCCTCCATATTCAGTTGCTGTCTGTATCTTTTTTATATCCACCTCCTGTCTATGGTAGCCCGTCCTAAAATCGGCAATCCCCCAATTGTGCCTACAAACTCAAAATATAGCGGCCCGATTACGTCTCCGGGTATCACATAATCATATTGATATTTGCCCACATCGTTTGGCAACACAGGTATGTCCTCGCCTACTTGTTTTTTGTAGCCGTCGTAAATTCGCAACTTAACATTATCAGGCGACACATGCTCCCCGCTAAAATCCTTAAATTCTGCTTTTAGTCTGACTGTATCTCCGACAAGAGGCATTTTANTCCACCTCCANTTTNACNNTNCNCTCCTGGATAGACAGGCTTGGCTTACGTTCTTGTAAGCCTAACCCAACTTCACGCTCCTGGACAGACAAGGTTACTTTCAACCTTATATACGGGCGTGCTATTTTGCGAAGGGTATCTGCAATAAACTCATATTCTTTGATAGCTTGTCTTAAAGCATCTGCGCTGTA